GATGAAGAAGGTTTTGCAAGTGGATTAGTTTCGCGTGAACATGTTGTAAATCGCGTTCTTAATGTTGCCAAACAATGCCCACAGCACACCTTTATTTTCTTAACCAAAAACCCCAAAGGCATGCAAGTTTTTAATTTCCCCGATAATTGCTGGTGCGGGACAAGCGTTGAGAATCAGGAAAAAGCAGATGAGAGGATACCGGAATTACTTCAAGTTAATTGCAATACGTTATTTGTGAGCTATGAACCGGCACTAGGCCCGATAGATTATGGTCATTTACAGTTTAACGGAGAAGTAGAAATAGACTGTTTGAATGGTACGCATGGGATTATAAGACCTCATAATGGCGTTAATAAAAAACTAGACTGGCTCATTATCGGCGCACAGACTGGCCCCGGCGCAGTTAAGCTTAATCCTGTATGGACAAGCAGTGTTATCTTTCAAGCACGGAACGCAGGAACGCCAATATTTGTCAAAGACAACTGCAACTGGCCCGAAGTTATAAGGGAATTTCCGGTATAGGAAGGTGGATTGATTGAAAGGAGGAATCCTTATTGGGGGATGAAACAGACATGAATTATATCCGAGAAATAAACGCCTTTTATGATTGGTTGGAAACCAATGAATTATCCACATCTGCAATATCCTTATGGTATGCCCTAATGCACATTAACAATAAGACAGGATGGAAAAATGAATTTACAGTTGCCCTGTCTGTTTTGTCAATAAAGTCTGGATTGTCACCAAGAGCAGTTACCAACGCACGAAAAGAACTTACCGAAAAGGGACGTATTAAATGGGAATCAAGAAACGGAAACCAAGCCGCCCAATACACCGTCAATAGCCTTGTGGAAGAATTGCAGGAACTGTATGCCGACAAACAGACCGACAAACAGACCGACAAACAGACCGACAAACAGACCGACAAACAGACCGACAAACAGACCGACAAAGTAGCCGACATTTCTACCACATTAACTAAACTAAACATAAACAGAAACATTATTAATAACCCACCCGGTTCTGAACAAGAAGTATTCATCTACTGGAACCAAAAAGGAGTAGTTAAGCACCCCAATATAACTAACAATCTGAGAATAGCACTCGAATTGGCAGTAAAGCGATTCTCTATCGAGAACATTAAAACTGCAATCAACCATTATGCCACTATGTATTTTGACTCCACTTATGAATTTTGTACCTACAAATGGACTCTTGAAAAATTCCTGGAAGATAAAAAAGGAGTGACAGATTTTTTTAGCGATGGACAAAAGTGGTTGAGCTATCAAAATCATTTACTCAAGGCTAAACCCGAGGAACCCCCAATTGACCGCAGCAACTACAAAATTAAATATGTAAACGAAGATTAGCTGGTATTGAGGTGATAAAGGAAATGTGAGTGACGAAATACAAAAGTTTAAGCAAAAGGTAGGCCAGGGCGCAGAGAACATAATAGCAACCGGCCTAAACCTCGAACGAGTACGGGGTAAGTACAGATGCCTAAACAGGTACGCGCATAGGAACGGTGACAATAACCCAAGTATGAGCTGGGACCCAAACGCCCTGCAATTTCTATGCTTCGGGTGTGGCATGAAAATCGACATATACGCTTACTATAAAGATCACTTAAATTACGGCCACAAAGAAATTATGCGGGAGTTTGGAATAACCGACGATTACACAAAACTTTCTATGCAGCGCAACCGAGAAACATTTACCAGTCAAATAAAAAACCTAAGCCCGATTAACCAAGAGTGCATTGATTACATTAAAAAAAGAGGAATAACCGAGGAAACCATACAGGCCTTTAAAGTGCAGACATATAAAGATCGCATAGCATTTCCCTACTTCAAGCTCGAAACATTGGTAGGTGTAAAAACCCGGCTCCCCAGGAAATACAACAAGGAAACAGATGGGGAGAAAATGCTATCAGTAACCGGAAGCAAGCCATACCTGTTTAATGCTAAAAACATCGAACTAGGCGGTGAACTGGTGGTTTGCGAGGGTGAATTTGACTGCATGGTTATCTGGCAATGCGGTTTTAAAAATGTAGTATCAGTTGGAGCTGGGGCCAATTCCCTATCATCCCTGCTAGACCAAGCAGAAGATTTATTCAAGAAGTTCGACTCCCTAATAATAGTTTCCGACAACGACCCTTCCGGTGACAATATGGACGCGTTATTCTCTGAAAAATTCGGCAGTAAGGTAAAACTAATAGACAAAAAGATTTACGACCTAAACGATGTCAACGAGGAATATGTCAAGCATGGTAAAGAAAAGATTGAAAAGTTAATCAATAGCGCGAAGTTAAAAATCGAGGGCATCAGGGACTTGGAGACAGACCCCTACAGAGGTGTAAGCAATGGCGGCGACTTCTATATTCCAACCGGCATCAAAACAATTGACTATGCACTAAATGACCTGGTGAGCGGATGTGTAACCCTAATTACGGGCAGATCAAACGGAGGTAAAACCACCTTCTGCACACAGGTACAAGCAAACGCCATAAACAAGGGCTACAGAGTGTTTTTAATATCCGGGGAAGGAAAGCAAGAGGAATTGATAAATAACTTCTACACGGTAGTTATAGGCCGCAAAGACGATTATTTTAATGTTGCAAAAGTAAACAAGCGGTTTAAAAAAGAACCTAAGCCCGAGGTATTAAAAGCACTACAACAGTGGCATTACAAAAAGCTAAAACTATTTTGTAAGGGCGACTCTAAACTAAAAACTACCGCCGAGTTATTTCAAATGATGACCCTGGAAGTAAAAACCAACCGTCACGAACTAATCATAATCGACAACCTAATGTCCATTCTTAGTATCGAAAGAGCCTCTGAAAAGCTAGAAGCACAAGCCGACTTTATCCAGAACTGTTGCGATTTTGCCAAGGCTTATAACGTGCATATCATCGTGGTATTGCACCCCAATAAAACGTATACCAAAGGTTCCGATATGGACTTTGAGCAAATATCGGGGACAAGTGACATACCTAATAAAGCAGACAATATTGTCACGGTAATTCGAGAATACGACGAGGAAAAACTCAAACAAGGTATAAGCGGCAGAATACAAGTCAGCAAAAACAGGTATTGGTCAGAACTGCCAATCGTCAAAACCCATTACGACACCGAGACCGGAATGCTACTGGAAATAGAGGATGAAGCGGGCGATTATTTGGCTTACAGTTTTGGTTTTGAAAAATACTTGAAGGAAAAAGGTGAATGGGAGGAATTAGGGAGGATTCGCCATGAAGAATAAATTTGTAATAGCGACGGGCCCCTGGAAAGCATTGGAGAAAATTTATAAGAAACACGGTCAAGGAATCTTAATCAAAACCTGGCCGTGTTTTTTCGTGTTCTGGAAATATCAGATTGAAAGGAGGCAATAAATTGAACATAGATGAAATGCAAGCAGGGAGAGAAATGGACGCGCTTGTGGCCGAGAGGGTTATGGGATGGGATAGGGATGTCATGGGATGTTTAGGGGCACCAAAAGGTGCAAAAGAATATGATACTCAATGTCATAGTTGGATAGGGGCATGGGATGAAAATGGCAACCCTAATTTTCTTCCCCATTATTCCACCGACATAGCGGCAGCGTGGCAAGTGGTTGAGTGGATGAAGGACTGGAATTTTACCCTTGATTGGCTAGGAAGTGATTGGCAAGCAATGTTCCAAACGGAGGACGATGGAGAGTTTTTTGTCAACGCCGACACCGCACTACTAGCAATTTGTCGTGCCGCCCTAAAGGCATTGGAGGTAGACGCATGACCGATGAAATCCTGCTACAATGCGACCAAACCGGTAAAATCACCTACCCCAACGGAGCTACTAACATATTCGATGCCCTGGACATAGTAGAAAACAAACTAAACGCCCGCTATGTTGCCGAGCAAGAGGCAGAACGTCAGCATCAATTGCAACCCTTGCCAACCCCAGAGTCAATCTACCAAGATGCCGAGGACAAACAAAAAGCCGAGAGACTAGAAAATATTTGCCTGGTCAAAGCCTATCTCAAATATCCGATATGGAGAAAACGAATCGAATATTTGTCCAAGTGCGGTTTTGACTACCCCGGAACAAACAGCGCAGTTGTCCAGAGACTGCAAAAGAAGATGGATAAATTAACCCTTAGCGGAGAGTGG